ATATCAGCCTCCTATAGCTCTAAGCTTCTTAAGTGCGTTCTCCGCCTGCCTGCTCATGTATTCGCTCTCCGGTTCCGCCTCTTCACGTTTTTCAGCCCTGAAGCCCTGCTGATAGGTTCTATCTGTAGGAATGGCAATGACCTTCGCTGCTTTCTCCTTCTTCTTGCCTCCTATCATCAGATCAATACCGCCTGTTGCCTCGTTAAAGCCAACATACTGCTCATTGAGCTCCTCAAACGGTCTCCGTGCTTCTTCCAGTCTCTCCCGGTCACGCTTCTGCTGTCTCTTCTGCATTTTCAAGTGTTCCTCAAGGGCTTTCTGTGTCACCTTCGGAGCTATCTGAAGTAGTTCCTGACAATAAGCTTCACAGATACGCTTGCCCTTTTGGTCAAAGACATACAGGACAGCCATGTCATCCGGGTCATACTTGATGTCAACTTTCCGCCCAATATAGTCACAAAGTTCATCAGAGCGGTATTCATAGCCCCACTTGGTAATGCCTATATTGCGGACAAGCACATTGTCTGACTTCATCATCAACATGGTTGCATAGCTCTTCGGCGGTGCTGCTTTGAAGTACCTGTCCTCGTTCATGAAGCAATCATATGGCTTCTTGTAGGTCTCCCCCATCTTCTTCAGTCCGGAGTGCTCCGTGTGCATGTAGACGGTAGTGAGCCACTCATGCCACTTCTCATAGAACTCCTCCATTGTCAGGAGTTCCCCTCTCTCAAGCATCCGCTTGATGTCCTTATCCACCTTGTCAGAAGTTTTTGACCCTGTAAGGGTTCCTGTGTAGGACTTCATCCAACGTGTGAACTTATTGCAGACCGTCCGGAAGAACCGCTCAATCTGTCCTTTACTCCAAGGCTCATAAGGAAGAGCCCTATGGTCATCCTTGATGCCTATGCTCTTATAGAAGCCCATTGTCTCATTGTCAAAGTTCATGCCGCTCCGGTCATTCCTGTCTCTTCCCGTCATGGTCTTAGCCGTGTAGTCCTTGCCGTTATCTATGTAGAGATACTCCGGAACTCCACCCGGTTCTGAATACAGCATTTTGAGGAGACTCTGCTTCAGGATGTCAGAATTGGCATCCTTACAAAGGACATCACCCATGATGACTCTGCTCCGCATGTCTACCCATGCAGCCAAGTGCGGCTTGATTGCTATGACCTTGCCATTAGGCTGCTTGTAACTCACCCAACAGTCAAAGGTATGTTCATCACCCATGACGATCTGCATCACCTGAAGTCCCTTTGTATCCCGGCTTCCCTTCACCATGACCTTATTCTTGTATTCACGGGTGCCACGGGATGCAAGGAAATAGGCGTTCTTCATGCCCTCATCCTCCATGAGATAACTAATATACCTTGTCACTGTCTGATAAGATGGTATCTTCTCCCATTTGTTGATGTTGGCTATGGCGTTCAGCTTCTCATAAAGCATCTCACGGGTGCCTTGGTTCCGGGCAAAGTCTTCATTGAACCATATATTTTTGATGACTTGCTTGACTTCCGGCTTGATGCTTGGGAAGCATCCCGTCTCTTTTGGCTTCCGGCACAGACACAGAACCTTCAGGAACTCATATCCGGCTCCGTCTTCTTTCTGAAGTTTATCAGCCCATGCTGATGCCTCAAGGTATGCTTTAGTATATCGGTAGAGTGTCCTCTGCCCTTTCCCAAGATGCTTCTGTGCAAACTCTTCAGCGTACTTTGTCCGGTCTCCTTCGTCATACTGAAGAAATTTCCTGACCACGTTTCCAAGCTCCACAGCTTTGTAGTATCTCTCCTTGTAGTTTTCAATGTACCAATCGA